AAGTGGTTCCAGGGCGCGGGGTTTTCTAACTACCGGGAGGGTTGCATGTGGCAGACGAAGCTAAAATTAAATCGATCATCGCTGAGAACGTTAAGCTCAAGTCAGCATGCTCATCGTTCTGGAAGTTGCTTACCAATTGCAACAGGAAGTGCAGTGATGAAGTTGGGGAAACATTAGTTAATGAATGCATTTGGAAACTCCAGCGACTTGCCAACTACTACGAGTCCAAAGGATCTAGTCTCTGATCCAATCCCGGCCATAGTGCCGAGGCAAAAGAAGCGCAGGATGAAGTTGCGCTATCCCGAGAAGAAGATTGAGAAGGTAGATGAGAAGCGCCTAGACAAAGAGCGTAGGCTCATGAATGAAGTACCGAGCTACATCCCGGACGTTGAACTAGGCGCTAGGGGATTGCCGAAGATTACCGAGGAACACATCACGATTGTGGAGACTGCACTGAGTAAAGGGTTCCCATATGCAATGATTGCTGACCTATTGGGTATCGCAAAGTCCACGCTATCAGCATTCCTATCCGCCAGGCCCCACATCACCGAACGCTTAAAAAAAGCAGAGTCACTCCACATCACGCGCGCGTTGGAAGTCATTGACAGAGCGGCAGAAAAGGGGACTTGGCAAGCGGCCGCATGGCGCATCGAGCGCAGGGCCCAGGAGCATTTCGGTCAGCAGTCCCGGGTCCAGGTTGGAGGAGCAGTGGCGAACGTGCATTTTACCGCGGCCGACGCTGCGCTCCTGGTCAACGCGAACAAGATTAAGTATGCGGGGAAGTCGCAATCGAAGACCGTTTCCGAGCCGAATTCAGTACAAGACTCATTGTGCGACAAATGAAACGACCAATATTAGAATTATATTACATGGGGTTTAGGAGTCAATAAAATTGTGGAGACGACGCCCCAAACAATCGTGACCCCCCACGACACCCCCCCCGGGGGGCCCCCCACACGCGCGCGCGCGCGCGCGACCCCCCTCAGAAATTCGGCTAGAAATAAAAAGGGGTCATCGAAACCCGGCCCGGCATCGAAGGTTGACGAACAGGCTACCCCGGCAGGATTCGCGGAGGGTGTGCTCAGGCTGAATCTATACCCCTGGCAAAAGGAGGTCATGAATAACCTGGCCCCGATCTATAGCCGGGTCGCGCTAGTGGCTGCGAACGGTTCCGGCAAGACGTCAAACGTCATCGCCCCGGCCCTGGTCTGGCACATGGTGTGCTTTGAGGAGTCTCTGAGCGTCGTTACCGCGTCGGTATATCGCCAGGTCGAATCTGTGCTCTGGCCTGCGATTAAAGCCCTTCTAAGGCCCTTCGGGGACATGGTTGAGGTCACCAGTGGGGAAATCCGCTTCAAGCACGCCTCGGGGCGTATAAGCCGAATTTTGGGGTTTACAGCAGGCAATGACAACGAATCAGCAGGCCGGGCGGAGGGTTTTCACGCTGCGAACCATGAAACCGCTCCCCTCATGTACGTTGTCGACGAGGCCAAGACCGTCCAGGACCCGATCTACGTTTCAGTGTTTCGATGCCAACCAACCCGCCTCCTGGTCGCCAGTTCGCCTGGGGCCCCGGTGGGTCAGTTCTACCGATGTTTTACGAAAGAGGCAGATCTGTGGAAAAAGACCCGGGCAACTGCCTGGGACTGTCCGCACATCAGTCCGCTATACATTTCAGAGATCCAGCAACGGTATGGGGTAAACAGTCCGTTCACTCAGTCCATGCTCAAGGCGGAATTCATGGACCTGGGAGAGGAGCGCCTAGTCGTGAGCCTGGGTAGCTACGACAATTGCGTAAACAACCCTCCTGTCCCCAATGGGACAGACAGGGCAGCTGGCATCGACTTTTCCGCGGGTGGCGACGAGAACGTGATCGCAATCCGGGAAGGCAACCGAATCCTCCCACTGATCACATGGCGCGAAAGGGATACGATGGCAACGGTCGGGCGGATCATCATGGAACTAAAGAAAGCCGGGTTAAGCCGGAACAAGTATTCGCCGACGCCGGGGGGCCTGGGCCTACCGATGTGCGACGCGCTGAACGAAGCTGGGTGGACTGTGAACCGGGTAAACTTTGGTGGCAACGCCAGGGACAGCGATGCGTATCAGAACAGGGGTTCGGAAATGTGGCACAGGCTGGCCCGGAAGATCGACACTTGCGATATCATCCTGCCCGAAGACGATATTCTAAAAAGCCAGTTAGTTACCAGGAGAGCTCAGGCCACGTCTCGCGGAAAGCTGGGCCTGGAGTCGAAAGACGCAATGCGATCGAGGGGCGTCGCCTCGCCTGACAGGGCAGACGCGGTCGCAATGGCATGCGACAACGCGGGGCTTGACTACGACTTGACAATGGCATACACGCGTCCATCTTTGCTTGAACTAATGAAGCAGGCATCCGCGGACACTGAAATGTCCGGTTGGGATGCCGGGGGATAAAGGGGGAATAAAACATGAACTGGAAAACAACTGCAACTGGAGTTTTGTCAATCGTAGTAGCCGTCGCTGGAGCAGCGGTGGAATTTTTGAAGACAGGCAAAGTGCCTGAGCTCGGAACACTCATCGCCGCGATCATCGCCGGAATCGGACTGATCAAGGCCGCCGACGCCAAATAAGATTTTGTGTTTTCGTGGATCGGCGCTCTCATCGAATTGCTCAAGGCAATTGTAGGATTGTTCCCCGGGGAACGTGAGCGCAATGAGTCCGCAGCCAAGAAAGAATGGTCCGACGCTCGCAATCGCATCGACGCTTCTTTTAGTGGTAACGCTTGGTGGATGCGCGACCGTAAGTCCGGTGGTGAGGACGTCGGGGAACGCGGACAGACTGATCAACGACCCAAGGTTTGACGAGGTTACAAGGTCAACACCTAACGTTCAATCCTGGGCACACGACGCGGTACACACAATAAACGATTTGGAATATGAAATTAGGACAAGGAACAATGGAACCAATAAATAACGAACTTCACACGCGCATCCTCCGGGACCTGAAGAACCGTGCAACATGGGACGCCCGGCAGAGGCAGTTCTATGAGATGCGAACGTTCGGAATGCGTCGCAAGGTTAAGCCATGGCCCACCGCGGCAGACATGCACGTCGCGCTGATTGATCGTATTATCGAAAGACTCAAACCCAACTACGTCAACTCAGCCCTTGGCAACGACGTCGTCGCCGGGTTCGTTCCTATGCGCCAGCAGTTGGTTCCTCTCACGGTTACGGCAGAACGCTACTTCGACTACAAGATCCGGGAGCGTACCGCATTCCAACTTGAGATCGTCAGACTAATCGACGACATGCTTTTGTTCGGTCGCTCTGTGCTCAAGTCAATTTGGGACGAGGGCAAGAAGGAGATTATTTTCCAGGCAATCGATCCGACCAGGTTCATTGTGCCTGACCAGACCGTTTCCCTAGACGACGCCGACTATCTTTGCCATGTCATGGTCTTGTCGGTTGACCAGTACAAGCGCGTCGCGGCCTACAACCAGGACGAAGATTTTATTAAAAGGATTGCCGGACGCGGGACCAAGTTTGAGGGAATCAACACCGAAAAAGAACAAGCCGTTTACCAACGTGAAGGCATCACCTACGACTCTCGCCCGGACCGGATCATCCTTTGGGAGATCTACACCAGGAACGAAGACGACGAGTGGAATGTTTCCACATACTCGCCCCTGGCAACCATGGAGCCTGTGCGTGAAGATTTCGTTCTTCCCTACAAGCACAAGCAGTGTCCGTTCACAGAGTTTAGCTACGAGTTGACCAATGGAGGATTCTATTCTTCACGCGGGGTCGCCGAGATCCTAGCTGCGAATGAGATGACCCTGGCGAAGCTGAAAAACTCCATGCTCGACTTTTTGGAACTGGCGAACCGTCCTCTGTTCCAGGCCGACAATCCTGTCTCTCTCAACATGGCGAATCTCAAGATGCAACCCGGGCAGATCCTGCCCCAGGGCATTAAGCCTGTGCAGATGACGACCCCTCCGATGGACTTCATGCGCGTCATGTACGACGAACGCGCAGAGGCGGAGCAGAGGGTCGGAACAATTGATTTCGGAGTCGGCAACAATCCCGCGGAACCTGGTAGCTCCAGAAAAACAGCAACTGAAATTCAAGCGTTGGTGAACACCGGGTCCGCGGGTGCTGATTTACGCAACCGTCTTTTCCGCATGTCGCTAGGTCGCCTGTTCCGTCAATGCTGGTCGATCTATCTGCAGTACGACAAGAAGGATCTAAACTTCCGCTATGCAGAAGATACCGGGACCGTCCCGCCGGAAGCATTGCACGAACAGTATTCGATCATGCCCAAGGGCGGGTACGATTTCCAGACTCGCCAGTTCCAACTTCAAAAGGCAGTAGCCCGGATGCAACTGCTCGGACAATCTCCCTTCATCAACCAGGCTGAACTTGTTAAGTCTGTGCTCGAGCTCGACGATCCGAGCCTGGTACGTCGTCTGGTCCAGGACCCGATGATGAACCAGCAAGAGCAGAGGGAAGAGCAGGCGAAGGAACTCGCCGCGATGATGACGACCGCGTTCCCGATTGCGATTAAACCGACCGACGATCACCGGGCCCATCTTGAGATCATATTTGACTTCCAGCAAGCGGCCGAAAAGGGATTCCGCCAGGTTGACCAGGCTACAGCACAGGCGATCGGTCAGCACTTGGATCAGCACTTGCAGGCGTTGGAACAGATCGATCCGAACACTGCCAGGGCGATTACTGCTGAACTAAAGAAAATGAACAGGGCAAAACAGCAACAGCAGGAACAACTGCAAGGCGCACAAGGACAACTACCGCCCCCGGAAATGGCTGGACAGATGCCAGGAAACATGCAACAACCGATGGTGTGAGCGAAACGTCGAAAATATTTGAAGTAAACCTTGGTAAGGCTGCGGACGGAAAAGTAAAAATACTTTTAGATTACTCAAACGTAAGCCAAAAATTTATTGGCTCGCACCTCGAACAAGGGGTTGCATATGAGGGCGAACTATTCGCCCTAATGCTCAAAAAGCTAAAACGTGGAGATACGTTTCTTGATATTGGTGCCCACGTTGGATTCTTCAGCATGATCGCAGCGAAGCTGGTCGGAGAATCCGGATCGGTCTACTCGTTTGAGATGAACCCAGAAAACTATTCAAGGCTTGTGACGAATGCCGGGCTGAATGACTTTAATAACATAAGGCCCCACAATTGGGCCGTGTCCGACGACTCGAAACCAATATACTTTTGGGTTAACCAGGATAACGACGGTGGGCATTCTCTATGGGATTGCGGGAAGCATAGTTTTAACGAGAAGAGCAGGGTCTCGCCACAAAAGATGGTTTCCTATTCGATAGCTCTGGATCATTACGATTCTTTTGATAAGATTCATTTTATTAAGATGGACGTTGAGGGAGCAGAGGTTTTGGCGCTGAACGGAATGGTCGAGCTTCTCAAAAAGAATCTTCCAA